ACGGACGAAGGCATTCCAGAGTCTTTCCATTTAGATGAGAACGGAAATACTATTGAGGCGGTTCCAGACTAGGACGTCCGCCGTCTCAACAACCTGAGTAAGTTGCTAAACTGCTCACACTAATTAGGTAGGGGTAAAAATGGATCAAATTATGGATACACGCACCGTTATGTTTATTGGGGATTATTTCTCAATGATGGTTACGGTTGGCGTCCCCGAAGATCAGGTGAAAGAAGATGAGATTTACGAAGACGCTTGTCTTAGAGTAGCTGGGACACTTATGAAGGAACACTACGGCTGGGATGTTGTTGCCGTTTCAAACCACATAGGAGTTTTAGATGAAGGCGACCCGAATTGTGAAACTTGTTATGGGGCTGGGAAAATGAAAGCCGAACTTGCTGGAATTACAAGAGATGTGGAGTGTCCCGACTGTTTCAATGCTTAGGGGTAAAAAAGTAGCTATGCCGTTTATGATAGTATTAGATCACCGGGTCGAGCGTTATTTCCCTATACTGCTCCCCGTTGAGATAGACACTTATGTCTATCGCACCCTCCCTTGCTCTCCCTAGCAAGGGTGCGGTGTGTCTAGTTGTAATTATTATAGAGATCAAATAAGATAAAGCTAAACAACTATAGGGGGTAAAAAATGACGAACAATGTAATTCAACTTACCGAGTATCTAAATAAAGAATGGGGACAATTGGTAGGTGCCAAGCTTGTAAGTATTAGAAGTGCTACCGAAGAAGAAGCCGAAGATCTTATGGGCTGGGATTTTAGTAATCATCACGCTGTGCCGATACTTGAATTTGATAATGGTTTAGGTCTAATCCTTTCTCAAGATGAGGAAGGGAATGGCGCAGGGTTTGCCTTTCTAATCGAGGAAAATCAAGAGCCCCGATAAGGAAGAAAATTGCAGGAAGATGTGTTATAGTTATCCTACCTCGCAGGGAGCGAGAGAATAAGGGAGAAAAAAATGGCTCAAGGTAAAGCAGTAGTTATTACAACAGAAGGAGAAAAGTCAGTAGTTACTTTCACTATTGGCGATAGTTACAAAATTCTTTCCGCTACCGTTGAAGGAATGATCGAGTGCGTAAGTCTTTCAGATAATGAAGACTTGTGGTGTAACGAGAATGGTATTGCCGAGGGCAAGCCTCTCAATCTAATCGCCTCAGCTATCTACTCAGAAACTTTCAACGCAGGAAATCCTATCCTTGGTAATGTAATTATTACTGGGGGTGCGGACGAAGAAGGAGAAACTTTAGGACTCTCAGACGAGTTGGTTGAAAAGTGGATGGCTTACTCAAAACAGGCAGTCCCTGCCTCATACATAACTAACCCTATCTACTCCTTGAATTACTTTTAGAGAAATAGAAGAGAAGCCCCTGCCGAGAGGTGGGGGTTTTTCTTTGCCGTGTCGATTTGAAAATGTCAGGATAATCGAATACAATAAAGCTACTCACTTAGGGAAAGGAGAGATAGCTAAATGAAAACACTCCAAGAAAAACTAGATGCCGTGGCAAAAGATTTAGATGTTGTTATGGCTGATTTGTTAGATGAGCTAGGCATAAATGACTAAGTAATCGGAGAGAAGCCCCTGCCGAGAGGTGGGGGTTTTTCTATTGTATGGGGGTAAAAATCAGGGTTCACCGATCAAGGTATCTTTAGAGGTATGCAAATAGTTCATAAGGTTTATCACCCCAATGGTAGTTCAGCTCCGTTTGTTGTTGCGATAGTTGATGACCCCACCGAGGCAGATACGAAACTTGTGATTATGTTTGAAGAACCCGAATGCACTGCGGTGTTTTCACTTGATGGTCTTATCCAAGATGAAGACATTTCAACCAAGAACGCTAGTAACGCCGAGCGTTATGAATACGCTTTGCGTGATGAGCTGTGGGATAATTTTTACTAAGGGGTAAAAAACTATGACAACAATAGCGGGTGTTCAAGGTGATGGCTGGGCTGTTGTTGGTTATGACTCAAGAGTTACCGAGGAAGATGGCAGAACTTATGTCTTGCCGAAGGACGCTGGTAAAGTTTTCAAGAGCGGTAATTTTGTATTAGGTGTTGCGGGAGATGTTAGAGCAATCAACTTGATGACTCATGTTTTCAAAGCTCCGCCTTGCACGGGATCAACTCTAGGGGTAAAACTTGATAAGTTTATGACTGCGGTCTTTATCCCAGAACTCAAGAAATGTTTTGAGGAAGCGTCTTACTCAAAAGATGGCGAGACAGAAAGTCAGCTTATGGTTTTGATAAATGGAACTATCTATGAGATAGGCGAAGATTATTCTTGGTGTCACGATACGACTGGACTCTATGCGATAGGTTCAGGTGCTAACTTTGCTTTAGGTGCGCTCAATGCTTTATCAGAAGGTAAGAATAGAACTCTTACTACCGCAAGAACTACGATCAAAACTGCGCTCGCCGTTTCAGCTAAGTTCGATAATAAGACTGCCGAACCTTTTTACCTCTTGACTCAATACAGAGACTAGCAATCCTCGCAGATTGCGCCGTTGTAGTAGTGGTCTTGATTTATTTGAAACCTTTGACCACATTTCCAACAGTTGATGAAAATCATCATTTCTTTTCTAGCCATTTTCTTTCTCCCTTGTTTGGCTTGTAGGACTATCATAACAGATTTCCCTGACAAACTCTAAGACACGCCGAGAGTTGCAAAGTGCAGGAAGGTCTGTTAGAATACATTTATGAAATTCTTACCTGATAGTGCGGTCTATGGCACTTACAAGAAGATGAAGCACCATGCCAAGAAAAAGGCTAAAGCCTCTAAAGGCTCTCGCTTAGAAGCAAGAGACACCTCTCTACATAAGGGGAGAAGCGTTGAGGAACTTAGAGAGTTAGTCCGACACGCCGAATAGCAGGGAAGTTGCAAAGTGCAGGAAGGTCGTGTAGTATTTACTTATTGGCTAAGGGAGCCAAAGGAAGCAGGGACAAAGTGAAAACAGAAGCAAAGTTTATTAGACGCCGTATCGCAGTTGGTCTTATTGCGCTCGCTTTATTTGCTTGGGCTATGGACGCTACAACACCTGAGATGTGTAAAGTGCCGACAGAGCAGATGAACCAATTCTGCCTAGACCTGATTTATCCATAAGGGGGAGAGCAAATGCCTATCTATCCAATGGAAGAAGTTTTAGAGTATGCGGAACTTTCAGCGTATGACCTTTACGAGGAACTATACGAACAGAAGCAACAAGAGCAAGAAGGTTTGATTTATTTATTCAAAGAGTGGTTGGACTTGGTAAGCCCTGCCGACTTTGGAACTGATGAAGGATTAGGGGGAGTTTTAGTATGAGCGATAACCAAGCAGGACTAACAGACCAAGAGTTCGCCTGTCTTTTGATGAGGTCTTGCGGAGTATCTAATCTAGTTGGGGCTTTAGGTTATGCCCACGCTAACGAGTGCGGTTTCTGTGATGGGTCTAAACAAGTAGACCCTAGAAGTTATAGGGGGTAAAAAGATGATGTTTGATCTTGGCTTTGGGCTACCGACTTATTTAGCTCATCTGACTATTGGGGTTGGTCGCTATACCCTTTGGCTAAACATTGTGGCTACTAACTGGAAGACCTTTCACTTTGGACAAAGGTGGGGCGACTGGGTTGGTTGTTTCTCCGTCTTTACTTTTGCTTACACTATAAAAGAGAGGGGGTAAAAAATGGTTCTAGATAATGGAACAATGCTTGCAATAATTATTGCGCTCGCTGGCTCATGCTTTGTCATGGTGGTTGGTATCAGAGCGCAGGGTCAATTGCACCGAGTTATCAACCAAAAGAACGAAAAGATCAGATTTCTACAAGCCGAACTATCCAAAGAGAAAAGAGTAACGAACTAGTGAAGATTGACAAGATTACAAATGAGGCAGTTCGCTTATACGAAAGCGGGCTATCTCTAGAGGCAGTAGCCAAAGAACTAGGAGTTGCCTACCGAACTGCAAGAAAGGCTGTCTATGGGGCTGGTGTGGTCGTTAGAGACCCACATTCTCGCCTTGTAGGTAGAACTAGACCTGATAAGAGAGTGAGCCTATGAATACCAAGAACATAGTTTGGACTGCCGTTGCTACTTTAGCCCTAGGGCTGGCGTGTCTTGTGGCAGGTTATCAAGGTAACGACTCAATGGCGCTCGCCTTTGGTCTTACCGCAATAGCCTCAGCGACTTTATCTGTTAGAGAGAAGCGATAAAGCTTTAAGTCTTTCCAAGTGCGGGAGGGTGGGAAAAACCTGCCTTCCTGCATTTTTTATGGAGCATTTAGGTTTTATTATAGATTTAAGGCTATCAGCAGGGGATTTACGCTCAGAGTGTGAAATAAATCTTAATCTGATAGGCTAAAAAAGTGTCGGATTAACCTGACATTGCTGTATAGTTAACGCAAGAAGAACAAGTGACATAAGGAGATCTACGGATTAGACACTTGAAGTAAGGCTATCCCCAAGAGCGGGGTGGCAAGGCTAGTAAGACTAATAGCCTGTCCCTGTCCCCTAACAAAGGAAAACCAAATGAAGCAATCTCTAAAGCAACGCCACTTGCAGGAGTTGGTAGCACTAATGTCTTTGACAGTAGTTCTAGCTTCTACCGCAGTAGCAGTAGCGCAGAGTCCAGAGCAAATGGAACCAGTTCAACAAGTAGTAGTTCCACAAGTAGTAGAAGTAAAACCGAAGCTTTCAGACTTTGAGAACAAGACCGCTCTCACCGATACAGAGTTGAGAGATCTTCTCATTGCAGTTGGCTTTGAAGGCAAGGCTCTTCGCATTGCGTGGGCTATTGCAAAGAAAGAAAGTAATGGACGCCCTCTTGCCTTTAATGGCAATCCAAGAACAGGCGATAGTTCCTATGGTGTCTATCAGATCAACATGATTGGTGACCTAGGCCCGGAGCGCAGAATTAAGTTCTCGCTTGACTCAAACTCAGACCTTTTCAATCCAGTAATCAACGCTCAAATTGCTCACCACATGAGCAAGGGTGGAGAAGATTTCTCCGCATGGAAGATCTCAAAGAGCGACTATAATAGTGCTACGGCGGAACCTAAGTTTCAAATGTGGCTTAAGAAGTTCCCTGAAGGAAAGTAGGAAACATGAGCGAAGAACTCAGACCCCTAGTAGGTTCAATGTTTAATCCCGTGGAGACACCTGCGGAAGAACCTATCTTCACACCTGCGCTCGCAGAAGAGCCTAAAGTTGTAGAGGTCAAAGAAGTAAAGAAGGAAAGCAAGTCAGCACCAAAGGTCAAGAGAGATGCAGATGTAATCATTTCACTTTCTGCCCTTACGGTGAATGCTGTTGCAAGAAACTCTTCTTCTGTTCAGACTGTCCAGTTGCGTCTAAAAGATCTAGGTTTTGACGCAGTTGTTAGAGACAAGTTTGGCAGACTAGGAGAGGGAAGTGTCGAGGCTATCAACGCTTATCGAAAGTCAGTAGGTCTAGAAGAGTGCGGTTGCTTTGATGAAGCAGTTCTTGCTTATCTCTTTGATGGTCTTGATGTAGGAGTTGGAGCGTAGTAGCTACCTCTCCAATTCTTGAAAGCAAAGAACCCCCCAACCTTTACGGTTGAGGGGTTTTTTGTTTGACGGATTTACTTAGAGTTCTTTAGTTCTGTTAGCCACATTTCTAGAAGTTCAGCCCTTGCGGTGTTGCCTTCTGATAGTGCCTCTAGAAGTTGTTTTGTTATTTGTTCAATGGTCTTGTTGTTGATCAGTTCAGAAGTTGAAGCCATTTCCCTATTTCCTTTCTTGTTCGATTGGGTCTTGAAGTAGTGCGATTGCAGTTCCTAGAAGCCCTGCGACTATTGCTACGGTTACTATTAACATTAGAGTCCAAAGATAAAACATAGAGCGAGTGCAATTCCAACACCAACAAATGCTGGCCAAGGACCGTCAGTAGTTAGATTGTCGTTCAACCAGTCTGTAATGTTTCCGAAGAAGTCTGAAACACTATCCATTGTGTTACCGAAGAAATCGCTTATCATTTTAGTTCTCCCTAGTTCTTTATAAACACTCCCTGTGCTTATGAAAGAACTATAACCTATCTTCCTGACATTTGCAAGGACACGCCCAACAAAAAACCCCCCGATTTCTCGAGGGGTTCTTTGGGGAGTTGGCTACTTCACTACGGTAGCCCTGCCGTCCTCAAGTTGTGCGAGGAAGTCTTTAACGATTGCAAGTGCGTCTTTGCGTCCTTGTAGTCCTCTGAACTTTGGAAGGTGTAGAGGGTCACCGATAAGACGAGCAAAAGTGCGGAGAGCAGGTTCTTTAGTGAGTTTCATTTTGCTTGTGTGATAGGTCTTGATTTCAATCTCTAGTGCTGTCTCGATTAGAGATAGTTGAATTGGGTTAATCGCTAGTGTTGCGGTCATTGCTAGTGTTGTCATTTTGTTTCTCCCTTTTGTTTTGCGGTTCTCCCTGAACCGTTAAGATAAAGATACACGACCTTCCTGACATTTGTCAAACTATAAAACAAAAAGCTTTTACGGCGTGTCGGGAAAGGGAAAAGCCCCCCGAATGATCGAGGGGCTTTCCTTTAGTTCTTTAGGCTGCTGTAGTTGAAAAGGTGCGGGTGTCTAGTTCTGCCTCTTCTTCCTTTGCTACGGGGTGGTTTAGAACTATGTCTAGGATTTCCTGAGCGGATAGTTCTCTATGCGGTAGTCCACGAGTCTCTTCTTGGACTACTACCTTCTCCACTGGTGCAGTGCAACCTAGTAGAAGTTCACGAACCTGCGCCTTTGTGTCAATGATGTAATAGTAAGTAGTTCCCTTGATTGTGACTGCTGTTCCATATGCTGACATTCTTTGTTTCTCCTTTTTTCAGTTATCAAGGCTCCCTGCCTCAATGAGATAAATGTATCCTATCTCCCTGCACTTTGCAATCTATCTAGTCAGATGACTAGTCAGAGTTTTATCCACCCCCCTTGAGAGTTGGTGTTTTAGTTTGAATTATATTTTCCAGGCTGAGGACCTGGCCAGTAGCCCGGAAGTGATAACTCTTAGATGAGAAAGTTCTTTCTTTGATCTTGAGACTTAAAAGTCTTGAAAAGACCTTGAGAGTTGCTTCTCTTGATGACCCTTTTTGTATAAGTATTTTTGAAAAGTGATGAGCCTTAAAAAATAATTTTTGTTATCTAACTTGAGAAAAAAAATAAATTATTTTGATGACTTGCCCTTCAGATTTTCAAAGAAAAAGAAAAAAGAAAAGAGGTAAAAAAGTTTAGGAAACGATTTGGAAAAGGCCCGGAAACAAGAGTTGCCTTCTCACAGGCCAAAAGCAATTTAAGGAAAGGTTCATATATTTGTAGGTATCGTACAAGAATCAGCCCAGGCATCAAAGTGCAGGTACATCAGGTCTAATTTTTCTGTACGGCTTTCTAAAATACTGTAAAATAGAATAGTGAAGAAGCCAATCAAACTCCCGGAAGACGAAGTCAGATACATCTCCTCGCTAATGCGGGATGAGATGGAGTCTCGTCTCCGTGCCTTGTGGCAAGCTGGTTGGTCGCTATCTATTATAGGAAAATCTGTTAAACCAGAGCGTCCTAAGACAACTATTCACTTCTGGGTTAAAAGGGCAGAGAATATGAAGCAGTTTAGAGATGTCCCTCTCCCACCGCCAAAATCACTTACCACCTCTGTACCTACGAAGAATGCACCTCGCCTAAGATCCATTTCTCCCGGCGTCCCTGCAGATATTCGTCCTCGCCTACGAGAGCTATCAGCTCTTTCAAAGCGTTATAGAGCAAAGACATCACCTGATAGCCCGCTCGCTAAAGCAAACCGAGAGCTGACAGAGATTGCCATTGATTTACGAAAGCGTGGAGTTCCGACTGCTGCAATTGCAGAAGCCGCTGGAGTTACATATCGTGCAATGGCACGACGACTAAGCAACTACTAGAGACGAGACAACTGTGAGCATGGTCTACAAGACCGCTTCAGGCAGCTACAGCGAGGATCAACTTGTTGTAGTTGTTTGGACCAATCCCAAAATTACTAAGCGTCCTCACTCTCGACGTCTTGAAACTATGACAAGTCCTCAGTCTAGCTTTCCTATGGCATTTCCAATTGAGTCTTTAAAAAAGCACCATGCATGGAGTAAAGCCAGAGTCGCCAAGACTTCGGCAGAGTTTGATGATTTAATTGGTTCCACATCAAGAGATAACCCCTTACTAGTCCCTTTGTCTTTAGCCAAAAAAGCGTTAGGCTGGGATCAATTCTTTATCCCTACAGAGTACGTTGAAACAGGAGTATAACTATGCGAGCACTTGCAGATGTTTTCCCAGCAATCGCATGGATTGCTCCCCCCAATAGCGTCAAGCTAGATGAGCTTTCTACTAGCGGCCCTTCGCCATCTGGAACCCGCAAAGTAGATCGTATCCGAGTTGTCCTACTTGGAAACAATATCCTTATTGCTCAAGATAGCCCTGAAGGTCCTAAGCTGGTCTTTAGAGAAGGGTTCACCACTCGGCAGACCGATGGACCTATGACCAGAATTAAAACCGATACAGGCAAGATCATTGCCTTTACCAAAGACCATAACTGCGGTTGTGGATCAAGACTACGCACATGGAACCCATACGGGAACAGCGGAATTATGATGGCAGAATCGGATCCAACAGAATGATTGATATAACCCCTCTTCATCTAGTCCTTTTAGGACTAGCAACATATAGAGCTACTAGACTCTTGACCAGAGATATCATAACTGCAAAAATAAGAGAATTTTTATGGAAGAAGTTTCCGCCAGAGTCTTCCTTTATTGGATACCTCTTCACATGTGAGTGGTGCCTTGGTTTTTGGGTAGGGTCAGGTTTCGTATTATCTAGTATCATTATTCCTGAAATCACATATATAGTTGCGACTATTTACTCAGTCTCAGCTATAGCAGGATTGTTGACCGCATATGAGGACAAATGAGTCTCGTATTCCGCAGCATAGATGACAAGGAGTAACAGTGGGCATATTCACTAATGACGAGCCAACACAGCCGTCTCCTCAACCAAAAAAATCATCTGCTAGAAGAACAAAATCAACATTCTCTCGCTCAACACAAATTGTTTCAGCTCCTAAACCTTCTTCTTCAGTTTCATCAATCTTTTTATCAGGACAAGCACAAGCTGCTAACTACTCAACTCCTCGTTCTCTTACTGCAGCAGCAGCTCAAATTAAGATTAACGATAAAGGCGAATACGAGCAGTTTAGAGTTCGTCGTGCATCCGCTTCTAGTGCTTGGCAACAAGAAGCTTGGGAATATTATGATGCAATTGGTGAAATCAAATATGCATTTAATTTAGTTGCATCTGTTGTATCTAGAATTCGTATCTATGCAGCAGTTGTAGATGATCCTACAGAAACACCTATTTCAGTTCGTGTATCAGACAAGGTTGACTCAAGACTTGCTACAGCAGCGGAGCGAGCACTTGATCGTTTAAATTCCGCATACGGAGGACAGGCAGGTCTACTTAAAGATGCAGCACTTAACTTATCGGTTGCTGGCGAATGCTACTTGGTACAAATGCCAGCTCGCCCAGGATCTGGTATTCCCGAGTCTTGGGATATTCGTTCTGTTGATGAAGTAACAACTGATCCTAGAGGCGGTTTCAATGTTATTGGTCGTCGTGAGCAGGGGACTTCAGGTAATTCTGGCAGTAGCGGACTTGTAAATAAACTTTCTAAGAATGCCTTTGTTGGTCGTGTATGGCGTTCACACCCACGCTTTTCTGACGAAGCAGATTCATCACTTCGTGGTCTTCTAGATCTCTGCGCTGAACTTCTACTACTGAATAGGACATTCCGTGCAACTGCTAGATCTCGCCTTAATGCTGGCGCTCTTTATTTACCTGATGGCCTTTCTGTTGCTGCTCAAGCGGATCCAGACTATCCATACGATTCTGAAGACGGCATCGGTGCTGGCTTTACTGCTGAAGAGGCAGAAGATGAGTTCGAAGAGCAGTTAATGGATGCGATGACAACTCCGATTCGTGACGAAGAGTCCGCATCAGCAGTTGTTCCTCTTATCATCCGTGGTCCTGCAGAACTTGGCGACAAGATTAAGCAATTTAAGTTCGAGCGTTCATTTGATCCAGCTTTAGCTGAGCGTTCTGATCGAGTACTAGAGCGCATCCTTCAAGGACTAGATGTTCCAAAAGATGTTGTAACTGGACTTGCAAATGTTAAGTATTCAAATGCATTGCAGATCGATGAAACACTTTACAAGGCACACATCGAACCATTGATGCTTCTTATTGCAGATGCTCTGACCATTGTCTACTTGCGCCCATATCTTATTGCAAGTGGATTTGATGAGACAGCAGTAAATCGTATTGTTATTTGGTATGACCCATCAGCAATTGCAACTCGTAATGACCGTGCAACTGATGCTGATTCAGGTTTAGATCGTGGTGCAGTTTCATACGATACATGGCGTCGTGCTCATGGATTCTCAGATCAAGATGCTCCTACTGCTACAGAAGTTGCAATTAGACTTCTTACAGAAAAGGGAAATATCACACCAGAACTTACAGAAGCAATGCTCGGTGCTGTTGCTCCTGATGTTATGAACGCAGTTCGTTCTGCACAACAAGCAGCATCTGTTGCTCCACTAGATCCAGCTGTAGAGCAAGCGCTCAAGTCAGCTAGTGAAGGTCAAGCATCTGCTGAACAAGCACCAACAGAAGCAGCACCAACACAGGAGGCATAAATGGCTATAGAAAAACCAGAACTAGTATCTCGCTTAGCTGAAACGCTAGGTAACACTGTTGTCATGTACTTTAAAGCACATGGACATCATTGGAATGTAGTTGGCTCAGACTTTGCTGAGTTCCACGACTTCTTTGCTGAAATCTATGAAGATGTTTACTCAGCAATTGATCCACTTGCAGAGAACATGAGAAAGCTTGGATCTCCTGCACCGTATCGTCTTGCAGATTTTGATTCACTTACATCTATTCAAGATGTAGAGATCGGTGGAGATTCTGCTGCAATGGTTCAAGATCTTCTTGTTGCAAATCAAATTTTAATTGATTGCCTCAACAAGGCATTTACTTGCGCTAATGATTCTAATGAGCAGGGTGTTGCTAACTTCCTTGCAGAGCGTATTGATATGCATGGCAAGTGGAAGTGGCAGCTCACAGCATTCATGGGTCAGATCTAACAAATGTCTTCTACGCCAAACCTCGACCCTGTAGTAGAGAGTATTGTCTCTGCTGCAGGA